TATGTTCTTCGGCGGTGATGTCCCAAAAAGACCAGATGTAATACAACAAATATTGAAAAACACTGTAACTGCTTCAGATATGGCTAAAAAAATAAAGGCTGGTATATCATTAAGAGGTTATGGAAAAGATGGAAACTCTGCATGCTTTGTAAGAGGAGAAGATAATTTATTTTACATTCGTGAAAATTGGGCTAAAATATTTAAAATAGATAAAGAATTCCATAGATCATGAATTTTAAAAACTACCTAACAGAAGCCGCAGGTAAGAACACTCATATGACTCATATTGAGGATCTTGTGATTGACGGCGGAGTTAAGGGGGCTCGCCAGGCTATTCTCGCCCTAAGATCGATGCGAGATATGTTGAGCGGTAATGCAAAAGCACCTGTAGACATTACTGTCAAATGGGACGGAGCCCCCGCCTTATTCGCCGGAGAAGATCCATCAGATGGACAATTCTTTGTAGCAAAAAAAGGTATCTTTAATAAAGATGCTAAGGTGTATAAGAACCATGCAGACATAGACGCTGATACAAGTGGTGATTTAAATAAGAAACTCAAACTTGCATTCGATAATTTAAAAGATTTAGGAATTAAAGGGGTCATTCAAGGGGACTTTATGTTTGAGTCATCAGATCTTAAGAAAGAAACTATTAATGGGGTTCAGCATGTTACCTTTCATCCTAACACCATAGTGTATGCTGTACCAACATCTACAGACATAGCCAAAGATATAATGTCAGCTAAAATTGGAATTGTTTGGCATACTACATACAGCGGTTCAAGCTTTGAAAACATGTCAGCCACATTTGGTAAAGAAATTGTTTCAAAGATAAAACCTTCAAAAAATGTGTGGATGGTAGATGCAACACTAAAAGATCTATCTGGAAAGGCTACCCTTACAGCTAAGCAAACTGAAATCCTAAATGCAAACCTATCTGCTGCAGGAAAGACTTTCCAAAAAATACAATCGAATATATTAAAAGAGATAGAATCCAATAAAGAATTAAATCTCATAATAAATGTTTATAATAATTTGGCAGTAAGAAAGGGTGAAAGAATAAAAGACACAAATAAACATGCCAAAGGATTAATAAACTTCGTAGAAGAAAGATATACAAAACAAATGGACAAATTAAAATCTCCAGCTGGAAAGGATAAGAAAGCTGCAGAAAGAGATAAATTATTATCATTTTTCAACAAATCCAACATAAAAGGTCTAAAAAATATGTTTGATTTACAGAATTTTGTCGTCGATGCGAAGTTAATTATTATAAATAAACTAAACGAGTTATCAAATATTGGTACCTTCGTTAAAACAAAATCCGGATTTAAAGTGACCGGCGTTGAAGGCTTTGTCGCTATAGATCGATTACAAGGTGGTGCTGTTAAGTTAGTTGATAGACTAGAATTTTCTACTAACAATTTTAGCAAAGATATTATAAAAGGCTGGGATAATCCTGGCTAAAATGGGATACCAAGGATATAAATGTCAATTAAATCATTTAATGAATATATAGTCGAAAACTCGAAAGAGGTTTCTTTTGTGTTTGGTAGATTCAATCCTCCTACGATTGGACATGAAAAACTATTTGAAGAAGTTAAAAAACAATCACGTGGTGGTTCATATAGAATCTATGCATCACAATCAGTAGATGCTAAAAAGAATCCATTAGGATTTACAGAAAAAATCAAATTTTTACGCAAAATGTTTCCAAAACATGCACGTAGTGTTATGGCAGATAAAGATGTTCGTAATGTACTAGATGTATTAGTAAAACTTTACGATCAAGGATTCACTAAAGTAACACTGGTTGCTGGTAGTGATAGAGTAAAAGAATTTGATATACTATTAAACAAATATAATGGTATTAAAGCTAGGCACGGCTTTTATAATTTCGAAGGTGCTATTAATGTAGTAAGTGCAGGGGAGAGAGATCCAGATGCAGAAGGAGCAACTGGTATGTCAGCTTCCAAGATGCGAGCCGCCGCTCAACAAAATGATTTGAATTTATTTTCAAAAGGGCTCCCATCGAATTATAATCCTACCGAATTATTCAATGCAGTAAGAAAAGGTATGGGATTAAAAGAGTCGAGATCATTCAGAAAACATGTAGAACTACCCCCAATTTCAGAGACAAGAGAAGATTACATTGAAGGAAGTCTTTTCAATGTTGGAAATCTAGTTAGAATAAAAGAATCAGGGGAGATAGGGGAAATCATAATTTGCGGAAGTAATTATCTTATGGTAGAGTGTGATGGAATAAAATCGAGACAATGGCTAGATTCTGTTGAATTAGTAGAAGAAGGTGGTGCTGGTGATTGGGGAACAGATAAAGGTGTTAATCGATACCTCAAGGACACACCATTTTCTTCAATAGTCCAATCTCCTCATAACAGTACAGTAAAAGCAAATACAACTACAAAAGAGGAAAAGAAAAAGAAAAGAAGTGCTCATGGAGATAAAATGCCAGATAGCTTTGAAACTGATAAAAGAGATTCAGATGATTCTACAGACGCAAAGAGAAGAGCACAATTCAACAAACAAAAAGAAATGGATGACGACAATCCAAGAGCATATAAAGATGCACCTGGCGATAAGAAATTCAGAAAGTCTGGTAAGATGAAACCTTCTCAATATACTACAAAATACAAACAAATGTATGGTGATAAAGAAAAAGAACTAGAAAAGAAAGACAAAAAAGAAGAAAACGAAATGATTGGTAATCTAAAAATAGAAGATAGATTTGTAAACGAAAAAACTGGTGTTAGAGCAGCTATACAGAAAAAGTCTGATGCATCAGGTATTTCATATAGTATTCTAAAGAAAGTTTTTGACCGTGGTGTTGCTGCTTGGAAGGTTGGACACAAACCTGGGACCACACCAGCACAATGGGGATTAGCTAGAGTTAACTCCTTTATAACGAAAGGAAAGACCTGGCAAAAATATGATTCAGATCTGGCCAAAAAGGCAAGAGGAGGATAATGTCAGATTTTAAATTAACTCCAGCAAGAGAAAAAGAGTTAGAAAAAATTGCAAAGGACTTACCCGATGCAGACTTTAAGAAAAAATATGGGAAGGACTGGAAATCAGTTAAGATTGCAACAGCCATGAACATATTAAAAAAGAAAAAAGGATTTAACACAGAGGAAAAAATGAAATTTAAAGACTTAAGAGAAAAATATAGAAGCAAGTTCAAACCTTCTGAAATAGCAAAAGCTGTTGAGATTGCTTTATCCATGGGCGGTAATATGACTGGAGCATACAAGAAAATCGAATCTATTAAAAAAGGACTAGGTGATGACCCAGTAGTTAAAGACGCTCTAAAAACAGCTAATGAATCTGTTAAAGAAGAGGAATAATAGTGAATTTGACAGAAACATATAGAAAATTAATTGCTGAAGATGGTCATGAGCAATCTGCAAATGTTATGAATCAATTATCTCATATTAAAAGAAATGTAGAACAGTTAATGGGTCAGGTTAAGCCAGATTCAGAATATCCACAATGGTGGGTAAACAAATTAGTCAAAGCAGCAGATTATTTAGATTCAGCTACAGACTTTTTGCAAAATAAAGTAGACCAGGGTAAACAACAATGAAAAGCTTTAAGGATTTTTTAGTTACTAACCCCGGAATGGAAAAAGATTCTCATCTTGCATATATGCGTGCAAAAAGAAGAAAATCTCAAGACTATGGAAATAATGCCGAAGGGGTAAAACAAAAGATCATCCAAAGATGGAAATATGCGGAGTATTCAAAGAAATGAAAAAATTTAAACAATTAAGGGAAAGCCTTTCAACAAAGAGGCTATTAAGAAAGGAAAAAGAACTCAACCTAAAGCTGAAAGAGCTTAAAGTTCGTGCAGCCTTAAGAGCTGAAAAAGAATTTGAAAAAGAAGGTACTGAAGCTAAAGAAGGTAAATACTCAGCGTATTCTGATTTACTTCTTATGAAGGCTAGAGTTATAGACAAAGAAGGACCTAAGTCTAATAAATTACCAGCAATCGATGCACAAATTAAAGTAGTAATGAAAAGACTAGGCATTAAAGAAGGTACTGAAGTTAAAGAAGGTACATGGGATATACCAGATACTAAAGCTAAACTTCAAAAATTAATGGACCTTGTATCAAAACCATACTTTGCTACTACTGAAAAAGAAGTAGACAAATATTTAAAAATCATGCCATTTGGGGACGATGAGTTATATGATGATCTTGGTGTGTTATATTTTATTCCTGGATCTCAAAAGAGTAAGAAGTTTCCTAAAACAGATTTAAACCAAGTAGCAATGGATTCGCTTAATGGTAGATGGTTAACTGCTAAGAAAAAAGGTAACGGTTGGGATATTACTCATATCAACTTCGATGTAGATATGGAAGAAACAATCAAAAGAAAATCTGGTAATTTAAAACCAGGAAAAAGAATGAAGTTGGATTTTTAATGAAATCATTTAAATCATTTCAGGAACTCACAGAAACTTGTTGGCCTGGGTATAAACAGGTTGGAACAAAGAAAAAGAATGGTAAAGAAGTACCAAACTGTGTTCCTGAGGAAAATGATGTAGTTGAAGTTAATTCAAAAGATATTAGGGATAAGCTAAAGAAAGTAAAAGGTATTTCTAAAAAACAAATAGAACTAATTGCAACACTTCCATCTCCAATGCTAACAAGCATTGTACAGCAATTAAGTTCCCTAGTAGCTAGTAAAGATCATTGTGACTGCGATCCTATAGAGGAAGCTCCATTAGTTATGAACGATATGGATATTGTACGTTCCATATTAAAAAAAATCGAGGATGATTTTAGTAAGTTATACACAAAGAAACAATTCGAAAAGGGTTGGCCAAAATTACAAATGATTGCAAAGGCGGCAGGATATGGTATATCTAAATCAAGACAACCTCAAGGAAAAACGTACAGATACGATTTAAAGAAATGAAGTTTTCAGAGTTTAACGAAAGATTTGGTAAATTTGAAGGTAGAAGAGTTCCTCTTGATCAACCTATGATTGAACAAGAAGGACCTGAATTAAACAAACCAAAAAGAAATCCGGATCCAGGTAAAAAATATGTGGTGTATGTAAGAGACCCAAAAACAGATAATGTTAGGAAGATTACATTCGGCGCACAAAAAGACGAAAAGATTACAGCTAAGATCAATGATCCAGCTGCTGTAAAAAGCTTTAATGCTCGTCATAAATGTGATTTAAAGAAGGATAAAATGTCACCTGGTTACTGGGCCTGTAGGTTACCAAAATATGCAAAAGAGTTGGGGTTAAAAGGTGGCGGAAACTATTTCTGGTAAAATCAATTTTCCCTTTATGTCTGAGTACACGTTAGGGGGAGAAATTAGGGAGTTCTTCATCAATAGAGATGATGAAGAATATGTTTGGCATCGAGACTATGAAGATCGCGAGGTTGAAGTACTTGAAGGAGAAGGTTGGCAATTACAGTTTGATAATTGTTTACCATATCTTCTAGAAAAGGGAATGATATTTGATATTCCAAAAGGAGAATATCATAGACTTATAAAAGGGTATAATACCTTAAAATGTAGGATCATAAAAAAAGATGACAAAGGATAAAGAGGACATGCAAGTTTATACTATTCAAGCACAAAGGTTAGATAGGATAGAAGAAAAAATAGACCATATGGGTGAAGCGATTGTAATGTTAGCAAGAGCAGAGGAGAAAATACAAACTCTTACAGCTTTTAGTAAACAACAATCAGAACAGATTCAAAATATTATAAATAGAATAGATCGTTTAGAAGGTATAGTAAATACAAACGCTAATACGATTGGGGTTATAAACAAAGTATTTTGGGTTATATTGGTTGGCTTAATTTCGGCCATCACATGGGAAATGGTAATACATTTAGGAAACTAGGAGAAAAAAATGAAATTTAATGATAAAATTACCCTTGACATCGCAAAGGTCGTTCAAGATGTGATGGAAGGAAAGGTAAAAAAAGAGGAAGTAAAATATCCTCATAAGATGTATCATCCGGAAAACGGTAAAGAAGTAGAGGTCAAAGATAAGGCTGAACATGAAAAATATGCCGAAAAAGGATATGTACACGAAAAGCCAAAAGTAAACGAGGTTGAAGAACCAAAAGCTAAAGGCGAAAAAGATTTTAAAGACAAGCATGTTGTAAAGAAATCTGGAGAAAAAGAAGATGGTACAGTAGTTAAAGAAACTACTATTAGTATTGACGAAGCTAAAAAACCAGGTAAAGGTAAAAGTAAAGCTGATATTGACTGGGTTGGAAACTCTAGTGAGGTTAAAAACGCAGAGAAAAAACATAAGGTCAAAATTAAATCTAAAGGGAGAGGTATGGCTGATGTTTCTGGAGAAAAGAAAAACATTATTGCAATGCTTTCAGACCCAGAGATTTATGGAATGGATGATGACGACATCGAAGAACTATTCCCAGAGCTATATGAATCTAGACAGGTTTTGCCAGAAGAGG